TGGTTTTAAATATGAACAACCCTTTTTAGGTAATGATAAACAAATGTATGACATCTATAGTAGGAGTAAATAATGGGTAGCTTTGCGCAATTTGCAGGTCCAGTCTTTTCGGCTGTCGGGGGTCTCATTAGCGGAGGCAAAGGAGCAGATGCTGCCAGAGGACAGGCGGAAGCGCTTCGTGCTGCTGGTCTGCGTGCTTCGCAGATGGCACAGTTCCGTCCTATTGGTTTAACTACTGGCTTCGGAAGTTCTAGGTTTAAAGTTAACGAATTAGGACAAGTTGAAGAAGCTGGATATGAATTAACTCCACAGCTTCAAGCTATCCGTGATCGTTTATTAACTAGTGCTAGTGATTATGATCCTACACAGTTAGGAAAAGCAGCACAGCCTATTATGGGCGGTGCAGCTTCCTTGTTTAATTTAGGACAACAATATTTAGCAGAATCTCCGCAAGCAGCTGCACAGAGATTTGTACAACAACAACAAGAATTATTAGCGCCAAGCAGAGCAGCTCAGTTATCAGGTGTGCGTAGTAATTTATTTGCTAGTGGTCGTAGAGGCTTAGGTGTGCAAACAGGCACAGGAGGCGCTCCTACTTCTCCTGAGTTACAAGCATACTATAATGCTCTAGGACGACAAGATTTAGAACTTGCTGCTCGTGGACAACAAGCCGGTATGGAACAAACAAGATTTGGCGCTGGTCTGTTTGGTACTGGTAGTGAACTACTCGGTCAAGTACCACGTCTAACTTCTGCTGGTTATGGTCCATTAGAGACACAACTTGGTTTAGCGAGAACTGTAGAAGGACTAGGTCAGCAACCATTTGCAATGAGTCAAGAATTAGCTCGTTTACAAGCTGGTGCAGGCGCTCAAGCAGGTAATCTGTATCTACAACCACAAGCTGCTGCCGCAGATGCTTATTCTAGATACCAAAGCTATAGTCCGCTAGGAACAGCCTTTAGTGGTCTAGGTAGTTCAATGAGTGGCGGTGGTGGGTTTGGTAGTCTCTTTGGCGGTGGAGGTGGTTATTCTGCAGCTCCTTACGCTCCAACCAATCCCGGTTTCGGTAGTTACGGAGGCGGCTATTACGGCTCTTCTGCATTTTAATTAACAGGAATAATCATGGCTGACATCGTAAATAGTTTATTTGGTATTGATCCTGCTGCATTGCAACAGCAACGAGCTGCTACCGATACTGCACAAGCATTTAGATTTGCACAGTTAGATCCGCTACAGCGGGCTAACATGGCAATCTATCAAGGCAGTGCTGGTATTGGTCGAGGCATTAATCAGTTACTCGGTGGAGATGAGCAACTTAATCGTGCTACCGCACTTACTCAATTAGCAGGACAGTTTGATTTAACAAGTCCAGAAGGTTTACAACAGTACGCTAGTGCGGCTGCTAAAATTGATCCTCGTGTTGCTACATTAGCTGCCGGAGAAGCTGCCCGTCGTCAACAGCAATCATTAACAGCAGAGAAAACAAGACTTGATATTGGTAAAACAGAACTTGATATTAAATCCGCTGAACGTAAGATTGCTCAAGATGAGAAACTTCGTGCTGAGTTAAATGCAATACCAGCAGATGCAACCGATGAGCAGATTTTATCTGTGTTCCGTAAATATGGCAATCCTGATGTTGTTATTCGTGCTTTAGAAGCATCATCAGCTAAGAAAGCTGCATTAGCACAAAAACAAGCATTATTAGATTTTAAGAATTATGAAAAAGCTGAAGGAGAAAAAGGTAAAGTAGCAGCAGCTACTGCTTCGGCGGATCGTATTATTAACACTGTAGATGAAGCTATTCCATTGGTTGGTATTACAACCGCAGGTGTTGCTGGGGCGCTGAACATTCCCGGAACAGATGGTCGTAACTTAGAAGAAGCTCTTAAAACAATTAAGGCAAACTTAGGTTTTGATCGTCTACAACAGATGCGTGATGCATCAAAGACTGGCGGTGCTTTAGGTCAGGTTGCTGTTAAAGAATTGGAAGCATTACAAGCATCTATTGCTTCTCTTGATCGTGGTCAATCTCCTGATACATTACGTCGTAATTTAGAAGACATTAAGTTCTATTATGGTCGTTGGTCTAAAGCGGTTAAAGGAGAAGATCCCGGACCTGCTGTTCGTCCAAGAACGGAAAAGAAACAAGGCGCTGCTGGCACGATGTCATCAGAAGACGATGCATTGATAAACAGATACTTACAACCAACAGCTAAGTAAGGATAACATGGCTACATACGAACAAGTATTAACAGCTCTTCGGGCTGCCGATGCTGCAGGAAATGTTCAAGACGCTCGTCGATTAGCAGCAATTGCGTCAAATATGCGAACATCAGCAACTGCTCCTGTCAGAGCTGCTCCTGTAGAATATACTGCAGAGCAAATGGCTCCAGCTACGCCAGAGGATGTTGGTTTTAGCGGAGCTGATCCTAGTGAAACAGAAAAGTTAATAGGGCGTACTACTCTTGGAGTCGGTAAAGGTATTATCAATCCCGCACTGGCGGCGGCTCAGTTAATTCCAGCAGCAAGACCTGCGGTTGAGGATATTCAAAGACGATATCAAGAAGCTCGTACAAATCTCGGTGGAGAAGGATTTGATGTTCCAGAACTAATTGGTTCTATTATCAATCCTGTAAATCGTTTAATCCCTGTCGGAGGCGCTGCTGGATCAGTTGCTGCACGAGGAGCATTAGGCGGAGCTATTGGAGCTGCTACACAACCTGTTATTGGTGAGAACCTTACAACAGAACAGATACTAGCTGGTAAAGTAGAGCAACTAGGACTAGGTGCTATTATTGGTCGAGGTGCTTCTGCTTTAGCAAATGCATTAACACCGACACTAAAAGCAGGCACTCGTGAACTGATTGAATCAGGTGTTCCTGTTACACCCGGACAAGCATACGAAGGAATGGGTGGTGCTTTGTTTCGTCAGATTGAGAAACTAGACATTCCAACGATGCGTATTGACAAAGATAAGATCAATCTTGGTTTTACTAAATCTGTCGGTAATGAAGTTCTTGCTATTATTGATGATAAACTACCAACAAATCTAAAGAACGGTCAGCAAATATTTGGGTATATTCAAAATAGATTAACTAAGTATTACGACGATGCTCTTGATAAAATAGGTCAAGTTGCTCCGGATGAGCAGTTTACAAAGAGTTTAGGTGAAGTTCAAACTACTTTGCGTAATGAGCTTGGAGATCCTAAACAAGTTAAATCATTTCAGAACTTTCTAAAAGCTAATATTGCAGGAAGAATCAAAGATGGTGAATTCTCTGCTCAAGATTTAAAGCGTATGGAAGAAATATTTAGAACAAAAATTGATTCAATTAAAGCTACAGATACAACTGCAGAGATTCTACGACAAGGTTACGACGATGCTTACAAATCAATTAAAAATCTAATCATTCGTAACGACAAAGACGGAAACATTGCTAAGGCTAACTTAGCTTATATGCAACGCTCTCGTGTCATGGAAGCAGTTAATAAGAATGTTGCTGAAATCTCTGGCGCTCAAGGAACCTTTAGTCCTGCTGAATTAGCTAGGGCTGCCGCTAAACAAGGCGGCGATATTGAGGCTGCAATGGGAACTGCTCCGCTACAGCAGACCGCTACTCGTGCATTGAATGTTGTCGGAGATACAACAGACGAAGCTGCTAAATTCCGTAATGTAATGATTGCTGGTAAATTAGCCGGCTTAGGTGCGTTAGGTTTCTTTTCACCAGCGATTGCAGTTCCAATTCTCGTAGCATCGGGAATAAGCTATAAAGCTGCTCAAGCACTGATGAAAGAACCGAGTAAGTTACGCCTAGCTGTTCAAGACGCATTAAAGCAGAATCCCGGATTGTTTGGAGTTGGTTTGTCAAATCTAAGAAGCCAACAAGCCGCAACAGAATAATAATTAAGAATATGAGTCATGTCCGACCAATTTGGTTTTATCGAAGGAGCAAAGTCTGTAACCAGTAGTATGGATGCTAGTCGTGAGGCTAGTAAGTCCATCACTAAGAGCATTACCGATGTACAGAAAGACGCTGGAGCAGCAGCACAGCAGAAAGACCTAGAGCGTAAAAGACAGATAAGAGAAGCACAGGTCTTTAAAGAACAGTACTTTAAGAGAGCATTGATGGAATGGCAACGTCAAGAAACCATCCGTATTGAGGAAGCTAAAGTCAAAGCTGATTTCATTAAAAAGCATGGAACTAAACGCTGGAATGAAATTGAATCCATTAAACAAAAGATAGAGAAACAAGACAATGAACTTACTAGAGAGTTTAAAGAAGATTTGGCAAAGAGTCGTAGAGCAATGTTCATGTGCTATGCAGTGGCTGCGGTCATTGCTTGGTATTTAACTTGGGGGTATAAACAATGATTCCATTAATGGCGCTAGTAGACGTTGGGATGAAAGTCCTAGAT